GCCCTTTCGGTCGTCATTGGTGTTGTTGTTTGTTGTTTGTTGTTATTTGTTTTATTATTTTATAGGAATACGTTATTCATTCTACTCTATCCTGAATATTATTACGTATCCCTCGTTGCTGTCGCCCATATGTAGCGTTGGTAAACGTTCTGGAGCGTAACGCCTGCTTTGGTTTAGTCCTAAGCTTCGGTAACGCGTTTCGCGATGGTGTCGCTCGCGCAACTCCTCTAGTACGTGGCATTTGCGCTCTCGCTGTACTGAGGTTTGCCATCGCTCTTCGCATGGCTGCCACTTCTCGTTGTAGTGTATTGACTTCACTGCGATCCTCTCTTCGCGGAGCGGATCTACGTGCTGGCTTAGACTCGGGCTTGGCATCTTCTTGCTGTTCGCTTTTGGATGCAGTGCCTCCACTTGATGTGAGTTTGTTGGTGAGCCATGACAAAACACTCCCGCCTGCTTTGAGTAAGCTAGGTCCGAGGACTGTCCCGATAGTACCCCAAAAATTGTAACAGGCTGGCATTCCATCTTTAAGTTGGTAAAAACCATCCATCATGGCTTGCATAGCCTGCAAATTGGGTTCAGGAGCGAGTCGAACAAGACCTGCCCAAGCTGACAAAGGAGAGGGCTGGACTTCATATCCCGTATAAAACTTTTTGGTGATCAATTGTGTAGATACACTAGTTTGACTATTAAGGGAAAGACCTTGGAAATAAAACCAAGTCCAGGTCATATCTTTTGACCAAAGGGTGTCAAGCAGAGTGTTAAGCGTACCGCCAGCAGCCGTATTATCGCTAAATGGTACGTAGTGAGATACACCACCTCCATCCTTAGAGTAAGTATAACACTCATAGAGGCCTGCCGTAGCAGCATTATTAGTATTACCTGCTGTATTCCAGGACGGCGAGATAGTGTTTAAACGTTGGACTGCGAAGCCTCCGTCACGGGCTTTTCCGGTATATGACCTCATAGACTGGTTCATCAACTGTGATGGACTAGGAACTACTGAGGGCACACCACCGGGTGTGACAGTGGTAGTACCGAAATAAATAATCTGGACTGTGGTATTAGGGTCCAATGTTGGTACTTGATCAGGATTAATACCTGTATGTCTACGTATCTCATCTTGAACATATATGGGAAATTTGTTGAAATTTGTTAAATGTTCAACGTGATCGGCATCTCTAGGATTAGTATGAGCACGACCCCCCGAGTTTTTAACGTGTGTTTGATAACGCGATTTATAAAAACCATAAAAATGTTCAGGTATTTCCGTAGCCATAGCTAAAATAGTTCCACCAAATAGTATATTGGGATTAAACTGTTGTATAGTTAGCAAGCCAGTGTCGTTAAACGCAGTTGCGTTGAGTCCCAACGTTGTGCTTTTATAGATAGGTCTATATAGTTGAGCATCATTGTGAAAACGCTTAGCGTCATACGCATCTTGGATATCAACGTTGTTATAATCCTGCTGCATATTATTAGTTGTAACATTAAAAACGAACGGGATAGCGTTGACTCTAAGTCCGGTAGGTATGAGCATAGCATAATCAAACGTGCTCAAGTCTGCAGCTGTTGCGACTTTCACTCCAATGGGTTCGTCATAACTATAGATGTGAGGGGTTTTATTAATGGCAACATTTGTATATTGCAATAAGACCTGCGTTCGAGCATCATTAGTTGGCAACCCTTCAAAACCTGGTACGGCTGAGGGAGGATGAAGACATTTACGCAACATGGACTCATGAGCGTTACGAGTGGGAGCTGTTACTACTTCAGCACCTTGGCCTTGAAGCGACGAAAACATATCAGTGTTTGGGTCGGATTGTTCTGGAGTTTTATTCATTCTTGATTGAAGATTTATATTTTCTATGTTAAATTTTAATCGACTTTTGATATCTAGGCCCGTCGATTCATAATTTAATAATATACACTTCACATCATGGTGTGTGTGTATATCTTTATATTGTAAAACTCCTTTAGATACTAGTATGGTAATATAATCTCTTATTCTATAATAGAGATCCTGACCATAAGAATACAGAAGAGCTGCATTCAACCTACTAGGTAAGGTGTCTATACCTTTTTTGTTTTCTTTATAATATTGAAGCATAGATATAATCCTATTTTCAGGAAATTTATGGATAATCATACCTTCATGTTGAAAAAATCCACATTTACAGAAATCAATATCCATCAATTCCTGATAGTAGGGTGGCCCCGTCTTTTCGGCGTTCGTGGTATTAGCACCCAAATCGGCCATATGCTTGAAGAAAACTTCTAAATCTATTTTCTCATTCATTGAGAATATAAAATCATCGCCCATCACACTAATTGTGACGTCTCTACTGTTGAACATCTTACCAGTTGTCCTGTACCAGGCTACGATGAAATCGGCTACATTTACAATGCCATTATCAGTTAATGTGGAAACAAAACCTGATACTAATTGACAAAAATGCTCAAATTCTACCTTCCCATCAAGACTGACTACATCAGCTTGGTAAATGTATGAATACATCTTACGGTAAGTTGATCTAATCTCCTCTGGCGTCATGTCCAGGGAGCCAGGTAGAATGAAGTGACTTCTTATGTCAGTAAGTAAACAGGGTTTCCAAGCGTATTGGCTTTGGTCATAATGCTGCCTGTCACCTGGTACATGGTATTTATAAGCTATATGTTTTCTGTATAGTTTATCCATTCCTCTTTTCATGGAAGTAAAGCCTGTTGAAATCCAGGCTCTACCTCCTGCGTCTGCTAGTTGCGTATCAAACGTTGCATTGAGTCTCCTTGCATTAATCGTTGTTATAGCATTCACTGCTATAAAGAAACGCGGATCTCTTCTTTTCTCAGCGGTTTTCAATTCATCTTTTGTCTGCCCCGCTAAAGGAAGTGATAGAACACTGTCTTGTCCTATATCTGTCCAGTTATCCCATTCTAGTTTAACCATACGTTGTATGTATGGATTGGATAGTACATCGATCTTCGATTTACCAATTAGACTAAGGGGATAACCTGCGGACGTCTCACCATCCATGAGATTGATATCATCCGTGCCCTCAAATGCTTCTTGAAGTGTAAGTGGGGAATGTTTGCTTATGAACAATTCTAAGTGTTCAACTAGGGTCCTAAGGACATATTTATATTCAGATTCTTTTATATCTGAAATTCTATTTGTATTATCAAAATATTTAACATATTTATTCCTATAATGTTTCCCGTCTTGATCTTCAAAGATGGGCGGGTAATAACCAGAATGGTCAAAACCACTATATTTAAAAAAAGGATCTATGTGGTAAGCACTCTTAGTATTTACATGCCTGTAAGGGCTTTTACCCTTCTCAAAAAGGGTATTATTTACATAAATGGGAATACTACTACCGTCCACTAAACTAATTCTAGTGGGACGGTTTAGAAAAAATCCTTATTGGTAATAAGGTCCCATTCTTCTCGGATTGCCGTGAGATCTATGGCTTCATTGAGTCCGTTTCCCCCGGCGTAGTGCACTCCTACTATACCATCATTGGTAACATAGAAACCTCCACACATTCCTTCTTCGGTAGAAATATCTGTCTCTAATGTATTGGCTGTACATCTTCTAATGTTGCCATTTTGAGTGACATCATCTACCATGTTGTTTCTTTCTCTAAGTGTATGAAGTACTGTTGGAACAAATTGTGAACCAACCGTACCGAATGTAAGGCGTCTAGTAGAAACTACACCTTTGCATCTGACGTACATCAAATCAGGATGTGTTTTGAATTGATGAACCGCATCAGGGGTAAGCCACAATTTATATGACCTAGCACCACGGGAAACACTAACATAGTCTCTCAATGGGGCGCCTTTTCTAAGCACATGTCCATCTAATGCTACTGCGTGGGAGTTTAATAAAAAACCACCTGGAACAGCCATTGCGCATGACTTAAATTCGCCGTCTACCATAATTTTATAAACCTTTTCTTGGTTTAAACCGTCCGGTATAATCGTGGCAGCCTTAGATTCTAACTTATGGTTAGTATCACGGAAGTCCCGCATTTCTTTGGCTTGTTGAACGGCACAAACATCATCATAATATTCATTCAGACTACGTAAGAAAATTTCCTTAACCCAATGGGGGCAGCGCTCTTCATTTAAGAGTTCTATCTCTTTAATTTGCTTCTTTTGCATTTCTCTGGCTTCTGCGACATTTTTAAATGGAATAATTTCTTTGTTATTCTTGTCAAAGCAGTTAACTTGCTTAAAGGTTTCACATGTGTTTAGTAGGAGATCTTTTCCTTGGACTAACATTTTATTGTGTGCTGCTTCTATATTCCACATCTTCTGATCATCGAGACTTTTAGATTCCTTAACTTTGTAGGTTTTTAAAAAACCGCTCGATATTTTTTTGCTTTCTAGCATTTTCTTCTCAGAGGTGGTAATATATTCTTTCTTCTGAAGCGCATCATTAAAATTTTCTGTGATTTTATGAACCTTCAAGGGTAAGTTATTCTTGATTTGACCAATTATAGAAGGTCTTAAGTTCCACTTATCTATCGGTATACCCCTCCTCATGGCATTGACTGCTATGTTCTTCTGGAAGATATTCTGCTCTTTATTGTTTGCGTCATATACGAATTTCTTTAGAAAATCACGGTTCTCCTCACAATTCAGTTGAGGGTAGGCTTTAACGGCCTCATAGTCACGATCATCATCTGAATCGTCCAAACCATAAATACGTCTGTTTCTTTCTGAGATGTATTGATCTTCTCCTTTTTCATATTCTCTTTCGTATTTTTCCCTAAATTCAATTATTTCCTCATTTTCTTCCGGATAGCCGATGATATCATATGCACCATCAGCCCAATCATTATAGGTAAGAATTTCACCATTTAAATACACGCGATCTCCGTCGTACTCAATGAGACCCTTCTGCGCTGCAGCGTACTTAAAATCCTGAAAAGCATCATACCCACCTTTTACTCGGTGGACTTTTCTATTCTTTCCTTTTCCCTTTGATTCCATAGTCTTGTTTTTATTATTGCGTAGATACAAGACTATTCCTGTCACAATAACGGCCACTAAAAGCACTAACAAAAAGATAAGTTTCAATTTTTTACTCTGGGAGTCTGCTGATTTCATTTCTGAAACTTTAGTCCTAAAGTTTTGGACGCCTCTATAAACTTTGCTTAAGTAGCTAGTATCTTTAGTGTTTGATTGCAACCACACTATTTTGGGAGCGCAATCTTCGCATTCTTTGGCGAGTGCTAGAATTCGTTGTTGATTAATGCCATCATATTCCCAAGCTCTACATCTCATGGGTATGTGAAAACATTGATGTTTATATTTATCCAAATTAAATACATCAGGCTCTATGGTAGCTATATATTCCAATATACCATGTTTAGTGTGCGCCATATAATTCTTTTCTTCCTCTGACACGTACTGGCTGGAATACACCATAAGGTGTTCCACATTAGCGGCTAGCCCTCTTCTGCCTAATTTGTCAATCTCCACCACAACATCTTTCTGTATAAACTCCTCAGGTCTTGCTGCTGCAGTATCAGCTAGTAATTTAGTGCTAGGCGCGGTGGGAGTAGAATGTGATTCTGATTTTGTAAAAAGAATGGGGTTGGGGGGTACAGTATTTTGTCTGGCCGTGAATACTGGATACGCGGCTTCTAACAAACCTTGTTGTTCTTCTGTTATCCCACCCCATTGAGCGTATTTCTTCATGGTCTCTATAAGCATAGGAACGTTAAGCATGTTACCTGTCATCTCTCTCCAAAATTGAGAAAGGGTGGTGGCATTTTTCATACCAACGACACAAGATAATGCTAAAATAGCGACACTACCTAGGCCTACTATAAATTGTGTAAGCAGGGGTGCATCAGCAAGTTCTTTACTTTTCGCCTTGTTTTTGTACTCAGTATCATTTCTTCTTTCAAACGATTGATACTTCCTATTCGGTAAACTAACTTCTAAGTGATATGTTCTACCAAATCTCATATACAAATAACCAAGTGCGGCGGTTATTACTAAGATAATAGCATAGCTGTATTCACCTGTATTGGGATTTTGGACCTTCTGAAAAGCATCATAAACGCA